TAGCACTTGCTCAAGACATTGCAGCAGGATCAGGCAAGGATCTAGGCACAGTATCCGACGCGCTTGCCAAGGCTTACGGCGGAAACATGAAAGGACTTGCCGCATTAAGTCCAGAGATTAAAGCAATGATTAAAGACGGTGCATCTTTGGAAGATGTAATGAATGTGCTTGGCGGATCGTTTGGTGGTGCTTCTGCCGCCGCTGCCGCCACTGCCGAAGGTGGAATGAAGCGTCTTGGAATAGCTTTGGCAGAGACCAAAGAGTCAATCGGTGCAGCACTGATCCCAGTAGTCGAAGCGCTTCTTCCGTACCTAATCGCTTTTGGTGCGTGGGCACAAGAGAACACCAAAGTCTTCCTTATTGTTGCAGGCGCGATCGGTGGCATTGCAGTAACGATCTTGGCTCTTAATGCCGCTATGAAAGTTTATGCAGCCGCACAGATGATCGTGAACGGCGTTGTCGCAGTGTTTAACGCGCTACTACTGGCAAACCCTGTCACACTTGTCATCTTGGCAATCGTGGCGTTTATAGCGATCCTGACCGCGCTCTACTTCAAGTTTGAGACCGTCCGCAAAATCGTAGACACCGTCTTTGATGCGATGCTTGCAGGCGGTAAAGCAGTCTTTGACGGACTCACTACCTACTTCAGCGCAATCTTCAACATCTACAAATCACTCTTTAACGGCATCGCGAAACTTTGGAACAACACTGTAGGAAAACTGTCTTTCGGCATCCCTAACTGGGTGCCCGGTATTGGTGGCAAAGGCTTCTCCGTTCCGAATATCCCTATGCTCGCGGACGGTGGAATCGTGACAGGGCCAACGCTTGCAATGATCGGCGAGCGTGGCCCTGAAGCGGTCATCCCACTATCTGGACGCAATTCTGGAATGGGTAACTACACGATCAACATCACAGGCGGTCTTGGCTCAAGCGCGGAAATCGGCACAGCTGTCGTGAACGCGATCAGAGCGTTTAATAGGCAGAATGGCCCTGCGAACATAGCGGTCGCCTAATGGCTGGCGTAGCGGTACTTGGGTCAGGTAACTACGACCTTGAGATTGACACAGGGTACGACTGGAACGCTTTTACACTTGACGACGATCTCAAAGGCGAACTAGACAATACCGAATATGTGCTTGACGGTACATCCCAATTCGCAAGCGTCTTAGACGGTGCAATCTCACTAACTGCAAAGCGTGGACGCGCCAACACTGGCGACCAATTCGCTTATGGCACGATGAACTTCACACTGAACGACACTTACGCCGACGGAGTCTTCAACCCATTCGACACAACTTCTCCGTACTTTGATCCGAACAATAATCAGCCTGGACTTGCACCGCTTCGCGAAGTCCGTTTCTCTCGATACAGCTCAACCAATGTCAAAGAACTTTTGTGGGTCGGCTACATCGTGAACTACGACTACACCTTTACGCTCGGCGGACTAGACACAGTGACCGTAAATTGCGCGGACTTCTCCTACCAATTAGGGCAGACCTTTCTTGCTGAATGGAATGTCACAGAACAGCTCTCGAGCGAGCGTTTTGATGACCTGCTAGATCTGCCAGAAGTCGCCTACACAGGCACACGGAGCATTGAGACAGGTGTGGCGACCCTTGGCGGATCAGCCGCCTACACAGTCGCCAACGGTACATCGGTCGCAGGGTACGCCAACAAAATCAATGAAGCCGAGCAGGGCAGGATCTTTGTAAATCGTGAAGGCACGATTGTCTTCCAATCGCGCATCGGACAGACACTTGGAGTCCCTGTTGCCGAGTTCCATGACGACGGCACCCAGATCGGCTACTCGGCTATAGACATCTCTTTTCAAGCCGACACAGTGATCAATCGCGCGTCTATTCAGCACGCTGGAGCAACATCGCCAGAAGTAGCAGAAGACCTAGCATCTCAAGCCTTGTATCTTGTGCAGACCCAGTCGATCACCGACTCACTCCTGCACAATGACGCCGCAGCTCTCACACTTGCCGAATATCTAATCAGTCCAGATCCCGAAGCACGCTTCAACTTCTTAGGCACAGAGTTCCCCGGCACAGCCGCACTTGACCAAGACACACTTGCGCTCCTCGATGTCGGCGACTTAATTAACATCCAAAAGTCAATTACCACTTCGGCAGGCCCAACCCAATTTGCACAAGACCTCACCATTGAAGGACTTGAGCACCGATTGACTTTGTCGGCTGGGCACGCAGTCACCTACTTCACCTCGCCGACCACGATCGTCTATGAGCTCATCTTGGATGACATTGTGTATGGCACACTTGACCAAGAAAATGTCTTAGGATAAACATATGCCAAACGAGCAAACAAGCGTCCCACTTTTTACCGCTGGCGAGGTATTGACCGCCGCCAATATGAATATCAGCGCGGGAACTGGCGTCCCGGTCTTTACTAACACGACTACGCGTGACGCGGCTTTTGGTGGCGCAGGCGAAAAGGTGCTTGCAGAGGGCCAGCTTTGTTACCTTTCTGATTCCAACATTGTTCAATATTATTCTGGAGCTTCGTGGGCTACTGTTGGGCCTGCATCGTCTGGCGCGTTAGTGCGTGTTGGTGGCGGCACTTTGTCAGGTTCTAGCACAGCGTTTGCAAATGTTTTTAGTGCTACTTATGAAGCATACAAAATTATTATTACTGGCGGAACTTTAAGCACTACGGCTTATGTAAAAATGATTTTAGGTGCTACTACAAGTGGTTATTTAAGTGCTCAACCTGGAAGTAATTTTAGCACTGGTGCTTTTAGTACTGGTTTGCAAAATAGTGGAACTGGATTTTTTGTTGGATATGCGGCAGGTGAGTTTGGTTCAGATATTACGATTGTTAGTCCACAATTAGCAAGATACACTCATACCAGTTCATCACTTGGTTTTGTTGATGGAAATGTTGGCGCGTCACATAATGGAGTGTTAGAAAACACCACGCAATACACAGGTTTTACTTTGTCAGCAACTGGTGGCACTTTTACTGGAACAGTAAACATTTACGGATACGCACTTAGTTAGGGCATGACATGACAACACCACAAATTCGCATAATTGACGGTGACACGGTGACAGACCGTGACATGAACGCAGACGAACTTGCAATTTATAAAGCAATGCAAGACGATGCAAAAGCACAAGCTAAAGCGCAAGCCGATGCAGCCATTGCTAGACAGGCCGTACTTAACAGGCTAGGAATTACAGCCGATGAAGCCGCGCTACTACTTGGCTAGTGTGATGCTTGCACTTGCCCTGACCGCTTGTGCAGACCGCTACCGCGAAAATTGCAATACCACAAAAGCTGACGGAATACTAGAAAGGCGTTGCCCATGAACCCAGACAAACGCCTAAGCAACGAACAAATCAAAGCTCGACTAATCCTCATCGTAGGAATCGGACTGACCGCATCCTTCGTCATGGCAATCGCATCACTCATCTTCGGACTGCTCTTTGTCGTGCAACCTACAGAGCAGTCTCCCAATGACGCCGAAGCATGGGGAGTCTTGTCGCCGATGCTCATGACTTTGGCAGGCGGCTTGATCGGTCTGCTCGCTGGCAACGGACTTAAAGACCGTCCTAAAGATCCACCTACATTATGAGCGTGATCCCAGCGAACCCAGCAATCCCAAACTCAAGACCGTACACAGGTAACTCGGACGGAGCCGCAGCTGGCCCTAGAAGCGGAATGGACGAATGGATCAGACAAGCGATTCGCTACGGCAACGGAGCCTTCTGGAACAATGGGTCGTGGGGCGTAAGAAAAATGCGCGGATCCGAAAATCTGTCAGTGCATGCCACAGGGCGCGCAGTAGATCTTTCATACCGCAAGTCAGAACAACATCCGAACGCAAGTCGCAAAGGATCAGTTGCCTTTTTAAACATCGTTACCGCTAACGCGAACGCGCTCGGACTTGAATGCGTACTTGATTACATTGCACCATTCGGACGCGGCTGGAGATGCGACCGACAAAAGTGGCAGAAATACACCAAAGAAACTATTCACGGCGTACCGGGCGACTGGCTCCATTATGAAATCTCGCCTGCTATGGCAGACTCTCCAGCCCTTGTCAAACAAGCCTTTCAGAGAGTGTTCGTCGAAATCCCCCAATAGCGCACACTGATCCTCTATGGTCGAAGTACCGACGATAGGAGTGAAATTATGACCGAACCAAAAGTCTTCATCTATGAGGTAGGTCGGTGCTCAATGGACAACGGACAAGAAATACTTGTTCAGATCTTTAGACACGAAGACACCCACAAAATCATCCGCGCCCAAATCGCCTTCCGCACATTGGCTGGCGACAGCTGGGGCGTCCCAACAGAATTGAGTTTTCAACAATGAGCTATTTAACGATCAAAATCTTTGCATGGGTAACTATAGGGCTATGTCCTTTTGTGCTCCTCTGGGACGCTTCTAAAGCGCCTGAAGGCATGTCTCAAGTGAGCCCCGTGACTTCCTACGCCACTATCCCACTAGGCACACTGCCAGTCGTAGTCACACCCCCCGTCACTACGCCGGCTACAGCTTGCGCGCAAGCTCTCAACCTTGCCTTGAGTGTTGGATGGCCTGCCACCGAAACACCGACTTTGATGCGCGTTCTAAAGCGTGAGTCAAATTGCACGCCAGACGCATTCAACCCTCGAGACACCGCAGGCGGCTCTTACGGCTATATGCAAATCAACGGATTCTGGTGCACCCCTTCGGCATACTGGCCCCAAGGTTGGCTACAAGCGAAAGGAATCTTGACAGTGTGCGACGAATTGTTTGATCCCAAAGTAAACCTCACCGCAGCTCTCGCAGTGTGGCATAATTCTAAATGGACACCTTGGAACCTTCCGAAGTGACCGAAGAGCCTTATCCCGAAACTGGTATCACAGAGGAGACCCGACAGATGTATCCCGAAAACTATTCCGACAAATACAACAAAGTATTCAAAGAGTTCATAGATGACATTATGCGCCCTAATCATGTAGCGCGCCCAATAGATCGACTAGACGATAACGAAATACTTTTAGACGAACTCACAATTATTTACGATGCACACATGACGATCGGCGGAGAGCAAAACCGATTCAATGCAAGTGTGATTCGTGCGGCGATTAACTGCATCCGGGCTTACTCCGCATGAACGATCTCCAACTCTTTGCACCTACACGCGGACTCGGCGCATACCGTGAAGAATGTGCCATAGACCGAAACACCGTCATCATCTCACCCAGCGCAAAACCGACTTCTGCAAGTGCAGCTCTAAACGCCTTGCCTAAATCGGGCTCAAAGCGTCGGCGCGTCTATGAGTACCTAAAGCAGACAGGCGGAGCGACAGACGAAGAGATTGAGCGCGCATTGGGCATCTCTGGCAACACTGTCAGACCTACCCGGGGCTCCTTAGTCAAAGACAAGTTTGTCTACGCCACAGACCTTGAGCGTCCAACGCTTGCAGGCAACATGGCGATCGTCTGGAAGGCGCGCTAATGGCACACTTTGACCTCTCGCTCTATGAGACCGTTGCACAGCGTCTTGAGCGCTTTTGGACTGCCTACCCACACGGACAGATCGTGACCGAAATGGTGCACTACGACGGATCCACAGTGCTCTTTAAGTGCACCTCATACGACAACGACGGACGACTCATCTCAACGGGCTACGCCGAAGAAGTCATGGGAAGCTCTCCAGTCAATAAAACTTCGTTCTGCGAAAATGCGGAAACTTCGGGAATCGGGCGTTGTATAAGTAACGGGCCCCTAGGACATACGGGAGAACGCGCATCAGTGACCGAGATGGCAAAGGTAAACCGCGTGAATAGCACGCCTGCACCGGACACATTCGGCGGCGCTACACCTAAACAGATCGGCTTCTTAAAGTCACTAGCGCGCGGTAAAGCATGGGATGACTTCCAGCTGCTTGAGTTCATTCACAAGACTCTCGGCGTAGACGATGTAGTGGTGGAGACCTTGTCATCGGGACAGTGTCGAGTCTTAATAGACAGGATGAAAGCATGAGAAACCCCAACGAAGAGTACGACCGATTGCACGATCACATGACAGCGATTGCGCGCGAGCGTGACAACTCAAACCGAATCATTAAAACCCTTGAAGAGCGTATTAAAGAATTAGAAGATGAGCTTGTCTTGGCGCATGAAGCTTTAGCGCGAAGGTACACAAGACCATGAGTCGCACAGTCTGGCTTGCATTGGCTCTTACTGTGCTATGTGCAGCTTTAATGGCATGGAGTGACAAGAAGTGAAGCCTGGACATGCAACATGGATCACTTATTGCGTGATATGCAGCGCGGCGTGCACAAACAACGGATCAGGAAGACCGAGAAAAGTTTGCTCTAAAACTTGCAAAAGCGAGCATGCGAGAAGTCATCAAAAAAAGATGTACAAGCCCAAAGGACAATATCGACGCGACTGGAATGACGCTTGGATTAGAGAGTGCAAACTTGCTAGAGGTAATTGTCTGGACTGCGGATATGTGCAAGATGAGCGAACGAGTAGAGCATTTGATTGGGATCATCGCGACCCAATGACAAAACTGTTCGAGATCAGCAACATACCTGCACGAACATCTAAAGAACAGATACTTGAAGAGATGCTGAAATGTGATGTAATCTGCCGAAACTGTCACGCACTTAGACCTACATCATTCTTGGGAAAACCTCGCAACCTGCGAAATAGAGCTCATACACAACTAGATCTAGGCGGCTTGTTCGCTTCATAAAAGTATTACAACTGGCAAGCAGCAAGGCCGTATCACCTTCGCAAGTGACGGGGCTAATCCAAGGGAACTTGGTTAGATCGGCGCGTCCAAAACTTGCAACACGAAAAGAATTGGCAAAGCGTCGAAGCGCAGTGAGTAAAGGAATTGAATAGGGAGTCCAGTGATGGCAACGGACGGGAGGCCCTTCAGGGGTCTGTCTTGCATTACGCTTAACGATGACATACCGAAAACAAACTCAACAGACTCGAGCCCGACATGCAACACACTCAACATCAATCGAGAGCAAGCCGCTCCCTTGCGGCGCGGTAGTGGGGTAAAACAATGGAACCCAACAGAGAACGAAACACACCACAATACAAACACGCACGCGCCGAACTACTTCGCGATCAACCCACATGTCATTGGTGCAGACGCGCAGAAGCAACCGAACTAGACCACCTCGTTGAGTCAGATTCAGGCGGCACAATAAGCGAGGGCTTCGTCCCGGCATGCAAGCCATGCAACTCAAGACGCGGCGCAGAATACATAAACAAAAAAAGTGCGAAACGAATACATGATCGCAAAATGATTCTTTTGCCCCCCGAAATAAAGCCCCCGAGCCCCCTGCTTGTGTCTATCCCAACTGGCCTGAACCAGCCTGAACCAGCCGAGATTAACCACGACCAGCCAAGACTCGAGACGATCGTGCCAGACTGTGACGGATCGTGGGGGAGCCTTGTGGGGGACATGGCTTTAGAGCTGCTTCACATAGAGCTCATGCCTTGGCAAGTTCATTGTCTTGAGCGGATGCTTGGATTTACCCATGCACCTGACGGACAGGATGATCTTGTGCACCGTTCAAGCCTTGTATCTGTCGCAAGACAAAATGGTAAGACCGTCCTGATTCAATGCTTGATCCTATTTTGGCTTTTGGAGATGCCAAGGATCCGAGGCACAAAACAAACGATTCTTTCTACTGCTCACACTTTGACGCTCGGGACTTTGCTCTTTGAGGAACTGGCGCCAACCTTGGAGCGTCTAGGTGCAACGATCTACAAGTCGTATGGTCGGAACTCGGCGACGATGCCAGACGGATCTCGGTGGATGGTGCGCGCGGCAAACCCTTCAATCGGTCACGGAATGTCGGTAGACCTGATCTGCGCCGACGAAATTTTTGACATCTCCGAGATCGCTATGGCTGGCCTGATCCCAACCCAGCGCGTCCGCAGGTCTCCGCTCCTAGCAATGTTCTCTACCGCTGGCACCGAATCAAGTTTGCTGTTTATCAGACATCGAGAGAACGCGCTTCGCCTGATTGACACAAACAACCCTTCTAACTTTTACTTTGCCGAATGGAGCCCACCGCCAACAGTGGATCCGATGTTGGAATCGTCTTTCGGTTGGGGGAACCCAGCACTCGGACACACTCTCACAATGGACACTTTGCGCGCCGAATCCAAAGATCCAGACCGCTCAAACTTTTTACGAAGCTCTCTTAACATGTGGATCGCCAGCACCCAGTCATGGATTCAGACCCACTTATGGCCTGACCTAAAGTACGACGGCCCGATCCCTTCTGGCGGCGTCATCTCCGTCGAAGCATCAATGGACGAATCGCGCTACTTCGCGACAAAGTCGGTCGCACTTGGCGACGGTCGTACTTGTGTCTCGGTTGCCTTCACTGCCGAAACCGCTAAAGAATTGTGGGCTTATGTCGGAGCATTGGCGGCGGCTGATCCTGCAATCAAATTCATCTTCTCACCGACTATTGACGCACATTGTCCACCGATCTTTGAGCGTCGGCGCGTCGTAATGGGCTACAAAGAAATATTGCAATACACCCCCATAGTAAGAAACATGATTAGCGAAGGTCGTATTGTGCACACTGGCGAAGCGATGCTTGCCGAGCATGTCTGCCGCGCGGTGATGGTCAGAACGCAGGGCTCCATAGCAGTCAGCTCGCAAAAGTCAGCCGGGCCCATCGAGCTTTGTCGGACGATGATCTGGGGAGCAGCTGCCGCAGCGCGTCCAGCAAACTCTCAAAAACCTTCAATGATCTTGATCGCAAACTAGAGTCATCTTGGCACTCGTCCGCTTTCTTGCCTGTCGTCGGGATACCGCGAGTCACTGGGCGAGTGCCACCATGATCCGCTTGTTATGTGTCATCATGTGATATGGCTATCTTCTCAAAATCCCGTGATCTCGCTGTCTCTGTAGAACCTTCGGTCAAAGCGGCGGTAGGTGCATCGTCCTATTCGCCTTTGCGCTCGTTCGTATCTTGGCAACAGGGCGCGCGGCGAGCTCGCAGCATGACGCTTCCTGTGATCGTGCGCGGTCGCGATTTGATCTGCGGAACGATCTCGGGAATGAAGCTAGAGATGTATCGCGAAATGTGGAACGGCGAAGAGATGGAAGAAGTTCCACTAGCTCCGCGCGCTTGGCTTGCACGAATTGATCAAAGTGTGCCAAACCAATTTATTCTTAGTTGGACTATTGACGACCTCATCTTTGAAGGGCGAGCCTTCTGGATGATTGAATCGCGCACCGCCGACGGCTACCCAGCATCGTTTACTCGGCTACCTGCCGCAATGGTGCAAACACTCGATCAGCAAGGCGAATGCTTTTTTGGCCCATCAAAGCAAGTTGTCTTTAATGGCGTCCAGTTAGACCCGCGCGATCTTGTGCAATTCATCTCACCAATGCAATCACTAAACACGACTGCGGCGCGCGCAGTAGAGATTGCGCTTCGCATAGAAGAAAGTAGGCTTCGCGCAAGCCAGTCAGTTTTACCTTCGGGATATTTGCGGCAGACGGGCGGTGAGCCCTTGTCGTCTCAAGAATTGAGCGATCTGGCAGCGCAATTTAATTTGGCGCGAACCAGTGGCAACAACACTGCCGCGCTTAATGAGTTCCTTGAGTATGTGCCTACAACGGCAACACCGGACAAGATGCTTATGATCGAGTCTGCTGATTACAGTGCGCGTGACCTCGGCAGACAATTGGGTGTCCCTAGTTACCTTTTGTCCGTATCAATTGGCGCGTACTCTTACCAGTCATCCCAGCAGTCGCGCATTGATCTTTGGACTTACGCTTGCAAAGCTCTTGCCGACTGCATCACCGAAACACTCTCATCCGACAATGTGCTCCCACGCGGAACCTATGTCTGCTTCGACACAGACGATTTCTTAGCCGAGGCTTACATGGGCGGCGACATGCCAGAAGACCGTATGAACGAAACAGATATCCCACTAGACGCACTTATAGAAAACTAGGATTCCACCATGATCAGACTTACCACTGAAACTTTTACGATTGACGCCGCCGAAGGCGAAACACCGCGCCGCACAATCTCGGGAATTGCGGTCAGATATAACACTCCAGCAAAAGTAAGTGATGGGACGATGGTGGCCTTTGCACCCGGATCTCTTCCAGTGGACGGACGCGCACCGACTCTCCAGATGTACCACGACTCAAGCAAGGTCATCGGCACCGTTACCGAGCGTCTAGAAACCCCTGAAGGAATGCTCTTCGTGGCGAAAGTATCTAACACTCGGGACGGCGATGAGGCGCTTATTCTTGCGGCCGACGGCGCGCTTCCCGAAGTCTCGGTTGGCGTTGAGCCGATCAATTTTAAGTACGACAAAGAAGGAACCATGATTGTCACCTCGGCATCTTGGAGCGAGCTTTCGCTTGTCGCTCGAGGCGCCTTTGACGCACCTATCCAGCAAGTCGCAGCATCCACCCCAAAAGAAGAAGAAGTTACTACTATTCAAGAAGAACCTCAACAGGAGACAGAAACCATGAACGAAACAGTCGAAGCCCCAGCCGTAATTGAAGCATCAAAAGTAACTCAAACAATCTTTGCCGCTGCAAAGAAAGAGTTCAAGATGCCATCAGCCGCCGAATACATTTCGGCCTTTATGGTTGGCGGAGATCAATTCCACGCAATGCGCGAAGGCATCCAAGCAGCTGCGCCTAATGTGCTCACCACAGACATCCCCGGCGTACTTCCACTTCCAATCGTTCAACCTGTCTACAACAACTTCATCGGTCGTCGTCCAGTCATTGACGCAATCGGCGCAAAAGCAATGCCACAAGGCGGCAAAGTTTTCATCCGACCAGAAGTAACGACACACACTTCAGTCGGACAACAGACAACAGAAAACACTTCCTTGACACAAGGAACTTTCGTTGTTACCGACAACCAAGTTACAAAAAATACTTTCGGAGGATTTGTCACCGTCTCCGAACAATCAATCGATTTTTCCCAACCAGAGATCATTGGCTTGCTACTCGACGATATGGGTCGTATCTACGCAAACGAGACCGACAACTTTGCAGCAGACAACCTACGCACAGGCGCAACAGTGACAAGCAATTTCACTGCCGCTTCAGCTGGTGATCCTGCAACTTGGGCAGCATGGGTAGCAGGAGCCGCAGCAACAATCCTTTCAGGATCAAACGGCAACCTTCCGACTCACATGTTCTTGTCGCCAGGAATCTGGCAGGATCTTCTTGGCTTGAGCGATACAGCAGATCGTCCGCTATTCCCACAGATCGGCCCTATGAACGCATTCGGCAATCTTGCACCGGGACAAGCCAACGGAAACGCATTCGGCTTGCAGGTCGTAGTGGATCGTAACTTTACGAACCCAACTTTGATTGTTGGCGATGCAACTGGATACGAGATCTTCGAGCAGCAAAAGGGCGCAATTTCAGTTGATGTACCTTCAACTTTGTCGCGGACAATAGCCTTCAGAGGGTATCTTGCAACACTGATGATTGACTCTTCCAAGTTCGTCAAAGCAAGCTTCGTCTGATCCGAAAGGTAAGCCAAAATTATGGCTGCCTACACGGTCACACATAAACAACTCACCGACAACTACGC